TGCTTTCTGTGCAGGGTCAGGAATCAGCTTATCAACAAGCTTCATTCCTACTCCAATGATGTCATCTATTCCAAACATTATTTACCCCTAAAGTTTATAACCCCAAGTACAAAACCACGCAATGACCGCAGCAGCCGCAAAACAGTAAAACTGAACTCTTCTTACAGCTTTTAAATCGTGTTGGTATTCGTCTTTGTTTTTCTGTTCCATCTTTTCTATATCTAACTTTATTCTAAGTAGTGCTTCCCACTCTTTAGCACCGTGCTTCTTAATAAAATCTATCTTTATCTTTGCTTCTTGGTCGCTTATTTGTTTTTTGTGATTCCAATCGTTTAGTGCTTTAATGAGAGCAGTTTCTTTTCTAAACTCTGCTTCCCTAGCTGCTCTACGTCTTTCTGTTGCTTTTTGCTGTGCAACATTTGCTGCATCTTGTTGTATAGCTTCTACTTGTTTACCTAATGCTTTACCACTCTCACGACCAGCATCAAGACTACCAGTGAGTAGCTTTACTCCTTCGTTGATTCCATAGGGATCTGGCATTCAACTTAGCAATCCCACTTCTTGAGTGCTAAGGACTTACGAGTAGGTCGACCTTTATCGTCCTTCATAGGACCCTTAACACCTTCCATACGAGCACAGAAGCTCTTACGTCTACCTGCAGCTTTAGGAGACTTTGCAGCTTCCTTGGCGGACACTGGTGGTTTTAGCTTAGATCCAGTAGTCTTATTGTAAAAGTCTCTACCTTTTTGATTAAGTCCGCCATTAGGGTTCTGATAAACTTTCTTAACCATTATTTCTTCTTCTTTGCTGTCTTAGCGGAGTCTTTAAAGTCTTTGGCTGTTGGAGCACCTTTACTGCCTACCTTACGCATCTTTTCGCCAGATCCTTCAGCGATACGACGACGTTTAGCAGCGATATTGGCATAGAGTCCATTCTTAGTAGCCACGCTTAGCACCCATCTTTTTCATTGGCTTAGCCATTGGCTTAGACTTACCTGCACTGCTCAAAGCAATAGCAATAGCTTGCTTTTGTGGTTTTCCAGCTTTCATTTCTTTTTTGATATTGTAAGAAATAGTCTTTTTAGATGTTCCAGATTTGAGTGGCATATTAGTCCTTAGCTAAGTTCAGTTACAGAAAATGTAGAAGATGTTACACCAGAGTCTTTAATAACAGCAATCTTGTCTCCTGGATTTACTTTAACAAAAGTAACACTATTAGTTGGACACATAGGGCTTGTTGTGATAGATGCAGTAGGTGCTGTCCCGATTGAAAAGTGACAATGACCTAAAGATGCAGCAATACGAATCATTGTTGTGTTTGCACCAAAGGCTGTTGAAGCTACGCTAGAGTTTGTAACAGTAAATACTTGAGTTGTTCCTAAAGCAGGAACTCCGTTAGCTACTCCATTAGGGTCTAATTGAAATGTACTCATAATAATTCCTTAGTCAAGTGTTAATAGGTAAAGTGTTTCAAGATACTGTCCTACAATCTCATCAATGATGTTCTGTATTGCCGTATCTTCTTTAGGTACAGCTTGGTAACGAGCTTTCTCAATCCAATCTAAATGCTTAGTAAGAACTGACACAGCATCTTTAGTGTAAGTATCTTTCTCTTCTAATGTAGGAACTTCTATACGTCCATTACGTCCCTGATATTTCTCCATCAAAGAATCAGTTAGCTCTAGGATGTTGTCATAGAACTCATTAAGTGTCTTATGATGTGCAAAGCTGATTGTATTCCAGTGTTGACGATGTGCTGTATCTCTGGAGAGAAGCAGTAGTGCAATTAGTTTACCAAACATAGAATACCTTAAGCAAAGTGTTTAAAAATCCAATCCTTGAACAGAGTCAAGAATATACCGATACCAGACGCTAAGAAAGCAACTCCACCTAAGAAGCCTTTATAACGCATCATCTCATCACGCACTGCATGAATACAGTCTAGTATCTCTTTCTGACTGGCTTGTAGCTTTTCTACTTCAGCTTCTAACACGGCAATCCGTTCTACGTTATCACTCATTTAGGATACTTAGCCTTTACTGCTAAGCAAGCTGCAATATAGGCTGCTTGTTGTTGTGTATCACCTTTAACAATAGCATCTAGGTAGTCAGTCATTGGAGGATACTCTGCTGCTCTCTTAGCGATGTATGCTTGTGAGTCTGCGTAGGCTTGTACAGCAGCTAGGTCATAAGCTACTTCATTACCTTGTGCGTCGTAAGCTGTTTCTCCAACAGTACGAACAACAGTAGGATACAGTTTATAGATAGCATCAATCATTGTGCAATCTCCATAAGAGTAATTGATGAAAATGCACTACCAGAAGAATTTTGATAATCGTTAATTCTCACAGTATTTCCTTGAACACATAAATATTGAACTTTATATGTAGTAGAAGAAGTTGTAGCTGGACTATCTAAATATTGATAAGACACATCTGCACAAGTGTTTGTTTGAGCCAAAAGTGCTCTTTCTTGCAAAACTAAAGAGCTTCCATTTCTTACTAATTGAGTGCTAATTGTTGTGGAAGAAGCATTATTTGTTCCTAATGCCAATCCAACAATTACCATAACTTTGCTTGTTGAAAACTTTGGAGTAATAGATAAAGTAACTCCAGTATCTACATAACTTGTAGATGATGTTGATCCATAAGTGTTGTAATACTGACTAACTACTTGCAAAACACATCCAGCACTAGCTTGTGTAGTAGCGTTGTTAAATGTTAGACCATTAGTCCCATCAATAATCATTGTCATTATTCTGCTGCCTCTGGTGAATTACCTTCAGCTACCCATTTTAGGTAGGCTTGGTAGTCTGTGTTGTCAGGGTCAAATGGAATAAATGCGTTTGCTTCTATAAGCAAAACCGCTTGACCGCCATCAGGTAAATTAACTAATTTATACATAATTTATAGTTCCGCAGAATATGTAAGGCTTTGTGTTGCACCAGATGTTTGACCAGCGGAAAAACCTTCTGTTGTTGCTGGAGAAGCAGTAAACCCTGAACCGCCACCAGCAATAGTAGGAGCAGTTCTCATTGAAACTTTATATGAATAGTTTGTATAAGGAAAAGCCGTTGAATTAGGAATATAAACACTTGTAGCATAGTAATAGCGTTGGCATTTGCTTAAAAGTGAAGTGTAATTTTCGTATTCATAACCAGTAGCACTACTTCCTACTTCTAGTTGAACACCAGTAATGTAGAAAGTTGCTCCGCTTGTTCCTACTACGGATGTTGCTCCTGTGGCTGAGAAGTAGTTGGCACTAGCCCAAGAGCCAGCAGTTCCGCTATATGTAGAACCTACACCAAGACCCCAAGTTACTTTGATGCCCATGCCATTTGTTGTTAGCCAAGTTCCGCTAGTATCGCCAGCAATCGTTATTGTTTTTTGTTCCCAAGTATTTGCAGAAGAAATTGTATAGCTAAATGGATATGTTCTATCTTGATTATCGTTTTGTATTCCGCCGCCAAAAGTGCCAGTTAATGAACTACGCACCCAAAATGAAATAGTGATTGTTTTAGCATTTGCCGTTCCAAAACCTAAATCTGCAACATTATATCCTTCAATGCGTTGTTGCAAAAAGAAATAATCGGTTGAACCTACGCTATATGCTGAAGATGAAGTAATGCCCAAATAGTTTACAAACCCTACTGGCGGTGTAACTGAGCCAGCATTTTGTTGCATTGTAAATTTAGATGATTGACTTACTTGCACTTTAAATCTATCTACACCAAACACATTGTCATTACCAGTAACACTAGCACCAGCATTTCTTTGGTCAATAACCATCGCACCATTGATAATGCGATTCTTCATAATAGAAGCGTTACCAGCACCTAGTATTCCACCGCTAGTAGAAGTCTGAATTACATCAGCATTGACTGTTCCGTATGGCATTATGCTAGTTGCTCCGCAGTAGGTTTAGCTAGTGTAGGGTGTTCCCACTTAGCAATGTAATCGCCTTTGCCGTCTGAATCATTTTGCAAATGAATAGAGCCTTTAGAACGAAAGTCTTGTTCTGTTAATTCAGGATAAATTGCAATAATTTTTTCGTATAAAGTCATTTTATGCCGCCCTTACTAAACAACCGCTTAAATATGTTGCCGAACTACCACTAGCAAAATAACACCCAGTAAAACTAGCCGTTCCATATAATTCAATGTAATCAGTTGTTCCGTTGCAATAAACAATATCAGAAACAGTAGCTGTTACAGTATTCCAAACGCTTGCATATCCAGCAGTATTGTATTGATTGTAAGCAACAACAGAACCATTTTTATAAATCATAGTTTCTGTATATGTTCCAAAATTTGAACCACTAATTTCTATTGAGCCGTTTATTTGATAATAACCAGCAACAGTTGGAGTAAATCTACTAGAAGCAAAATTATTGTTTGTGTCAAAAGATTCTGTTCCAAGAGTTACTTTTGTTGCCACATTTGCACTTACACCAGTTTGAGTAGAAGAAGCATAAGCCCTAAACGCTGGCATATTACCGCTAACCATTACTGTGCCAGTAGCGGCTGGTAATGTTGCAGTATTTGTTCCTGATACGGCTGGTGCGGCTAAAGTAATAGCACCGCTTGTATCGCCTGAAATTACGACTGAACTCATAGAACCACCCACCTTTGACCTGAACTTACTGTAACTGATTGACCGCTAGCAATTGTCATAGGACCAACACTCATGGCATTGTTTCCTGATGCTATTGAATAACTTGTAGCTACGGTTGCATTGTTAACTATTAAACCATTAGAAGCTACTACTTGGCTTGCTTGCAAATCGCCAGTTGAAGGCTTATACAAATACTTTGCATTGCTTGTATAAATCGTTGTAGGTGTGCCAGTAGTCGCTGCAGCAAACAAAGGATATAAGTTACTTGCTGTAGTTGTATCGTTACTAAGTGCTGCACCACCAGCTACAGAAGCAGTAGATACTGCAGTAATTAAACCTTTACCATTTACAGTAATAACTGGAATGGATGTAGTAGAACCAAAAGCACCAGTATTACTATTAACAGTTGCTAGAGTTGCATTAGTGATTGCAGTTCCAGTACTACCAGATAGAGTTAAATCTCCACCAGTAACAGAGATAGTACCTGATACAGTACCCCAAGATGTATTAGTACCGTTGGTAGTTAAGAACTTACCAGAGTTACCTGTTTGACTTGGGGTGTATGATGCTGCAGTTGTTGCTGAGTTGGCAGCGTTAGTTTCCGAAGTAGCAGCATTAGTCGCTGATGTACTAGCATTAGATGCTTGAGTTGTAGCAGTTGATGCAGAGCCACTTGCAGATGTCGCAGAGGCTGCAGCAGCAGTAGCTGATGTACTAGCATTACTGGCTTGTGTAGTCGCTGTGGAGGCACTTGCAGCAGCGTTGGTTGCTGATGTACTAGCGTTGGATGCTTGAGTAGTGGCTGTGCTTGCTGACGTTCCTGCACTTGTAGAGCTTGATGCTGCATTAGTCGCAGAAGTGCTGGCATTGCTGGCTTGAGTAGTCGCTGTAGAAGCTGATCCTGAAGCGGATGTAGCTGAGTTGCTTGCGTTTGTAGCAGATGTGGAAGCAGCCGATGCACTTGCTGCAGCGTTTGTTGCTTGAGTGCTTGCTGTAGAGGCTGAAGTGGAAGCATTAGATGCTTGAGTAGAAGCTGTAGTTGCTGAAGTACTTGCATTAGTTGCCTGAGTAGTTGCTGTTGAAGCAGACCCAGAAGCAGCAGACGCAGAAGCCGCAGCAGCCGTTGCAGAAGTACTTGCGTTAGATGCTTGTGTGGTTGCTGTAGAAGCTGAGGAAGTTGCACTAGAGGCTGACGAAGATGCTGAAGTAGCAGAGTTACTAGCGTTAGTAGCTGACGTACTTGCATTAGAAGCTTGTGTTGAAGCGGTAGCAGCAGAACCAGAAGCAGCACTAGCCGAAGCAGCAGCAGCGTCTGCATCAGCCTGTACTTCAACAGCTAAGTTACGAATTAATAAAGCTTCACTAGCTGAGTCTGCTGTAGCATCACCTGCTCCACCTGCACCACGATAGATGCTCATTATTCAGCCTTAGATTTAACTGCTGTTTTCTTTTCTTTGATTTCTACAACAGGTTTAACCTCTTCGAGGACCTCTACGTAGCCGGGGTGTTGACGCATAGTACGAATATCGTGCTCTAAATCAAACTCTACTGTATTATTGGTTTCCGTACATTTAAAAATTGCCATGTTATATCTCCACAGTTTATTTTAAGGCTCTTGGCAGAGCACTAAAGTAAACTGCCCCACTCTTCTGAGCAGGGCAGAACCTAGTTTCTAGGTATTAGGCTGGAACAGCGATTGCAACAGCAGAACCGTCACGCAACTCTTTAACACCGTAGATTGTGTCTGCAGTGAACAAGTTACCGAGGTACTCTTGTTTGTATTGAGTTTGTGAACGAACAGCCATTTGCTCAGCTAATACTGCGAAGTCACGATGACCTAGCAATGCAACACGAGCAGCACCTGAACCTGATGTTGTATCAGCGTTAGTAGAAACGAATACTGGAATACCATATACGTTACCAATTTCGCCTGAACGGATTGTGTTACCACCACCGATTTCACCAACGAATGCTTGCTCAGTGAAACGAGCGATACCCATCAATGTGTTACGTGTTGAAGGCGGAACGATCAAGAAACGACCATCCATTGGTGTGTCATTGTCATCCAAACGCTGGATTGAACGACGGATTGCTGCATCAGTCAAAGCTGCTTCGTTGTTAGAAGCTGCAACATAAGCAGTTGTACCATTTGAACCAATGTAAGCTGTGTCATAAGCAGCAGTACCTGCACCGCCGTTAACACCACGACCCAACTGGATCAAAGATGTGTCTACTTGACGAGCCAAAGCGTAACCAGCGTCATCAGTGTAGAATTGACGCATAGAAGCTAAAGCTTGTACATCAACAATATCTTCGATCAAGATTGAATACTCAAAATGCTTATCAATCAATACGTTGATTTCAGTTGCTGTATCTGTATTCA